ATGTGTATGATACGTTAGGCTTGCTAGGATCAAAATTATAAAAATCACTCATAATACTACCTTATCCAATCAATTTACTAGATGTTGACCATTGATAGTCATCATCATCGTCATAGTCAATAACAATGGATTTGCGATGAACTCGCCCTTCAGAATCTTTTTTGAGAATGTGTACTTCTACTAAGACAACGTGGTCATCATCTTTCTCATCAAACATCAACGCTAATTTATCTAAATCCATAATTATATCCTCACTTCAATTTGGCGTCCCCGGCAGGACTCGAACCTGCAACCCTCAGCTTAGAAGGCTGATGCACTATCCAGTTGTGCTACGGAGACATTATCTTATAGTAGCACACTATTTTTCAAATGTCAAGTTATATTTTTTGCCTTCGTACACAAATGTAATAGTAGAATACTCATACACGACAATCTCTTTGTCCACATAATGAGTAACATCTGTACAACGCTTTTCTTTTGTATATCCAGTAATCACTTGTTTTGATTTAGGCTGGGCACCCTTATCAGCACCAATAAGACCACCTATAACTGCTCCAGCGGCAGCACCATCATCTTTACCAGTAACTCCTTTACCAAGCACTCCCCCTAGTATCATACCTAAAAGAGCGCCTTCAGCGGCGTTGCCTTGTTTATGAACTGTTCCGTATACTGGAACATCGACCATCACACACTCACGTTTGGTATGCGGCACTCTGTCGTAAGCAACTGTGTATGTATCACCAACATTCGCTTTTACGGATACACCATCATTGGCGAATGCAGGAAATGCTACGAGTGTAGCAGTTAATGCTACGGCGACTTTCATTAAGTTTTTCATCACTGTTCCTTTACTGCACCTTCAAGTGCTTCTTCGGCTTTCTCATAGTAGCCTTTGTATGCGGCGATTATTGCCTGTTGCTGTTGAATATATGCTCTTAGATCACTTAGATTAAGACCCAAGTTTTCATAACCCTTATCAGTTAACGCAAAGAACGCTACAGGACGTCCAGTCTTTTCGAGTTCTGCTACTGCCTCTTCAAAGTTTTCAGGAGTAATAATTACCCAGTCAACATCACGCAGATTCAGTTCATCTGCATTTGGCAGTGTCAGCGTTGGCTTATCTACTGGTTTGGATGATACTTCAATTACTTGTGGCTTCGGGCCCAGGCTCAGTAGGCTGCAACCGCCCAGAAGACTTATAATCATCATAAAGCCAAGGACATTCGCTATTGAACGCACGTGCATTTTTTGCATTATGTTCTTTCTCCGTTAATTCAGCACCTGAAATTAGTTCGAAACAGCGACCAGCTTTTTCAGATGCTCCGTTAATAACACGTTCTACAAGACCAGGTTTACTGGCTCCTAGAACTCCCAAGTCATGTCTGCCTAACTTATCAGCAAGAACCTGATTCTGTCTACGAATATTAGAAAACTGACTATTTAATTCTTCATTCGTCTTTTGCATTTTAGCGTAGTCGGCTTGTAGTGCGCCTATTGTTGCTTCACTTGTAGCGACCGCAGTTTCTAACCTCGCATTGTTCTCGTTCAAAATGGCAATTCTCTCTTGGGTATCGTTGTAATACCAATAACCGCCAGCGACCATTACTGCCATGACTATCATTAATACACCCGCTAATTTAAATCCCATTTATTTGCCTCAGGTTGAGGACTACTAAAGTCCCAAGTTGTGAATGGAGAGGAGTCTCCATCACACCACATCGAATCGATGTTGGCACTTGTATTTAGCATTTTGCTCCAATAAAACTTTAACATTTCATTAAAGTTTGCAAACTTACCATGGGCTCTATTGATGATAGCCCAAGATAAGATGTCCTGGATTGCGAGTTCCTCTAACTTAGTCATAGGTAATTAGTCCCAAATAATTCAGTAAACACTTCGTGTGGACCATACGTAGAAAACTGCCCAAACTCATGTGAGCCTTTCCAGTCCCAAACGGCACACTTAACTCCATCTACTTCAAAGCCCCAAGAGTTTTCGACCTTGTCTGGGTCGTCATCAATATTGGGCTCAAAGCCAAGGACGGACGTGATAGTTGACACGTTAATGTCCATAAGGTTACCAGTGCGGTGGCTAGCAATAAATCCATGATACTCTTCAACCTTCATTAGAAGTTCTCCACTTCGCCCGTTTCAAGGTTCTTCATCTCAAGAATAACAAACGGACATTTCACATTCATAGTAACTTTACCTGCCCAATCACAAGCATCGTTCCAGTTGACAAATTTCATCTTCTCGGTAATCGTCAACCCTTCTGCAATACCAGACAAGACATATTTTTGAAACTCAACTTTACACATATTCACTCACTCCTTCTTCAAACTTCAACATATCTTCTATAACTTGCTCAACAAATTCTACAGACGTGTTGGTGTGATTTGAAATCGCTTCGCTAGGTATACCAAGATAAAACAACTCTTGTATCTCTAGAATCATGTTACCCATCTTGCTCATTATTTCACCCACACATGATGATACTTAGAAGGCAAGTTTTCACAAGAGTAATTGTCGCCTTCTTCGTAGTTAAGAACTTTCACACATTCGCCAGTGCTGTAGCTATACCACACATCTGGTAAACCTGCAACACTTAGCATACTATAAGTGAATCCAAAAGTGAGAAGGCCAATTGCAAGGCCCGCTCCTAAATGTCCAGCAAAATTTTTCATAGGTACAAAGGTCCTGTCCATTGAATAGTGTATTGATCATCAAAGATGTTTCCACGAGCGGCGTTTCGTGCGGGAGCAGCCCAGCCAGCCGCTTTGAGGATGTCACCAGCTTTGAACTTCTTGTCATCGGCTTTCATAATGAAGCCCCAAACAGAATTGTTAGAGATGACTTTGATGTACTTACGACCTTCTTCATAGTGAAGGCCTTCGTTGAAATCAGCAATCATAGACTTGTTCACATCGCTCAACTCTCGGGTATAGTTGCGAGAAGTCCAACGCAGGTAGTCTTCTTTGATGTTTTCTAACAGGGTTTGCATTGCTTCGTTCATAATTTCACTCTCTTTCATCATCATTATGTGTATATATTAACACTGATTCGTATCAATGTCAACCCTTTTTTTCAAAAAGTTTGACTCATTTGAAACATTTTCACACCCGCATTCCACAGATTAAGAGCATCTTCATCATTCTCAAAGCCGTACTCACTAGCAAAATCAACAGAAGATGAAGCGTAAACTTGGCCGTCGTAGCCGTTTTCTTGGAGGTAGTAGCAGATGGTTTTTGCTGTTTGCGCAGTAGCAACTAGTTCATTATCAGCAAACATTTCAATCGCACCGTTATCAGCAGAAATATAATCAATCATTTTTTCTCACTTTCGTTCTGTCTACTCTTATAATATAGTACTGATTCGGGTAGAAGTCAACCCCTATTTCAAACTTTTTTACACTTCTACCCGCATTGTTTGAAAGCATTCAACAGCAAGCCGCTTCTCTAAGCGATATGCTTCTTTCTCCCAAGGAGCGTCCCAGTAATCAACAGTATTGTAGACACCCTTCTTCCACATAGTATTGCCTTTGACTTCACGCAATTCACGGCGAGCATACTGCTTTAGGTGAACCATCTCATGGCAGATAGTGCTAATCAAATCGAACAGCCCCATACCCTTCTTAAGGGTCAGAGTGAATAAACGACCTCGATCATCTTCTTCCATGCAATAGCCGTAAGCATCAAGCTTTGCCTTAAACTCAACGGTTATATCGATAGTACGGTGGCGAGGTAGCAACTTCTTCAAACACCACTCAACTGTCTCTAGGGCAATCGCACGTTCTGCTTTCTTGCCGCCGGTGACTTCAATCAAGTTCATTTGAAACTCCTTCTCTCAATCAACATGTACATTATACATGGATCTGAACCAGAGTCAACCCTTTTTTGAAATTTTCTTTTCGTTGGAAATCAATGACTTAACGTGACTGCGGTGAATTTTGCAGTTAATAATGCCATTGTAGTACTCTTCTGAGAGCAGGACATCCCTGTCAAACTGCTCCTTAGCCTCTAGATAGGACATTACGCCCTTCGATTCGCACAGATGGAGTATGTCTCTACGGAAGTTTTCGGCGCCTTTCTCCTCTAGGAGCGCCTTGACCTCATCAGACGAACCATAGTAGTCCATCCAATCTGACTCCTTGAGAACGATTCTCTTTCTCGTTTTACCCTTTAGGGGCGGAAGTCTTCGTTTTGACGTGAACAGCTTTTTGCCCACGTATTTTTTATCGTTGCTCAAATCAGTGATCACATAAACAAATCCAACATAGTCTTCAATCATATCACTGGTGAACTCTTTGTCACCATAATACCACATAATTTTTCCTATCTATGTTAGTGGCATGATTGCTAATACTGTTATTGCTATTACACCCGTAACCACTAAGCACTCAATACAAATTTCAACATTATCTTTTAATTTCAATTTTATTCCCAGTCCTCATCGTCCATAAATGGAGCATCTTCTTCGAATTCAGGCAACTCTTCGCCACATGAGGGGCAATAAATTAGTTCATCATCTTCATTTTCAAATTCAACTGAAAATATGGTGTCGCAGTAAGGACATCTATCCTCATATTTTATGGCATATTCTGTGTTCATACTTTTGCTACCTCCAATCCGCATTTTTGAAGAAATTCAATCCCGTCTTCACTTCGGTATTTATCTTTATAGTATATACTTGATATACCGCTAGTATATATCATTTTCGCACATTCAATACATGGAGCGTGTGTAATATACATAGTCGCCCCGTCACCACTCTCAGTGGACTTAGCTAACTTAGCAATTGCGTTTGCTTCTGCGTGAATAACTTCTTTTTTAGTCCTAGTAAGCGGTATACCGAAGTCATAATCGCCTGTAACTTCTTCGCATGTATTAGACCATCCAGAAGGCATACCATTATATCCGATAGAAATGATGCGACTGTCTTTTACAACAATCGCACCAACTTTTAATCTATTTGCGGTCGACAGAGTAGCGAATCTCTCTGCCGTATCCATGTATGCTTTATCCCACTTTGTCATAGAGTTCTTGATATCCACCAATCGCTACATCATCAATTTTAATTTGCGGGAAAGTTCTTGCCGTAGGAAACTCTTCAAATACTTGTTCACGTGTAAAGTCTACGTCAAGTTGCTTATAGACATACGACAAGTTTTTTGCTTCTACAAGTGCTTTTGCTTTAGTGCATGATGGGCAGTTTGCTTTGCCCCAAATTTCTACGGTCATAGTGAGAACCCCTTAAATGTATCGTTACTAACATCCTGTTTTGTGCCGCCACTAACGTAACTTGTGATTTCTGTTTCTTGTGGTGCTACTTGCACCTCGGCACCGCTAATCCATTTCTGTGTCCAGGGTAATGGGTTAGACTTAACATCATATGGAGACTCTAGGTCTACATTTCTCATACGGCGTGTAGCAATATATTCGATGTAGCTAGAGAGCAAATCTGTATTTAGTCCAATCATAGAACCGTCTTTGAAGAGATAGTTGGCCCAAGCTTTTTCTTGGTCAACAGCATCAACAAACATTTTGATACACTCTTCTTTAGTCTCTTCTGCAATTTTAGCGAAGTCTGGATCATCTTTTGTGCGTAGTGTACGAAGCATTAACTGCGTAGAGCCTAGATGTAAGTTCTCATCACGTGCAATAAGCTTAATGATTTTTGCATTGCCTTCCATCTTCTTCAGTTCCGCAAAAGCCCATGAACACGCAAACGAAACATAAAAGCGGACACCTTCTAGAATGTTAACGCTCATCAGCGTAAGCCATAGCAACTTCTTCAACTCATATAAATCAACAACAACTTTTTCACCATTGACTGTGTGAGTGCCTTCGCCTAGTAGATTGTACCAAGAACTCATCTTAATTAAGTCATCGTAATACTTAGAGATATCTCCAGCACAGTCTACGATTTCTTCAATGTCCATCATTTCATCAAACACTTGACTTGGATTACTGTACACGTTGCGAATGATATGCGTGTATGATCGGGAATGGATCGTCTCAGAGAACGTCCAAGTTTGAATCCAATTCTCAATCTCAGGCAAAGACACGATTGGACTGAAAGCCTCAACAGGCGCACGACCTTGCACGGAATCAAGCAAAATCTGTCTCTTCAGATTTGATGTAAAAATGTGTCTTTCGTGTTCAGTTAATGCTTTAAAGTCTTTTGCATCTTGATAAATGTCAACTTCTTCTGGTCGCCAAAAGAAACCCAGTTGACTATCTGTCAACTTATCAAACGATTTATACTTCAACGTATCATAACGCTGGATTGTTGGACCACCAGTTGGGTCCAAAAACATTGTCACTTTTGTGTGGTCTACTTTATTTGTTGTGTCAAATACACTCATTTGTTTCCTCTTGTCCTAAATAGTGCAACTTTCACAGGCTTCGTCATCTGAGACTACCTGTTCGAGTGGCGTTTCGGTCATCATCTTATCCACGTCTACTTCACCTTGACCGTCATACGTGTTGAAGTAATACAATTGTTTACCACCATACTTGTAAAACATGAGTAGATGCTGTAGCATCGAACTCATTGGTATTTTTTCGTCTTCATAAAAAGACGGATTGTAGCTAGTATTGACACTGATACCTTGGTCAATATACTTTTGAAGAACAGCCATGATCTTAAGATAACCTTCTGGAGATTTTTGATCCCACAGCAAATCATATTTATTCTTTAATCTTTTGTACTCTGGCGCAACTTGCTTTAGTACACCATGCTTAGACTGCTTCACACTGATAAGTGAACGTGGTGGTTCGATACCATTCGTTGCGTTAGCAATCTGCGCAGACGTTTCAGAGGGCATCAAAGCCATCAATGTAGAGTTGCGAATGCCAGTATCTTTTAACTGCTTACGCAATCGTGCCCAGTCCATACGTTCTTTGTGTGAAACTAGTTCATCAACGTCTTTCTTATATGTCATGTTTGGAGTAATACCGTGACCATATTTAGTCTCCATCAAACCTGGAATTGCACCTTCATCTATTGCAAGATCGGCAGATGCCTTAATTAAATAGTAAGACCAAGCTTCAGCATACTCATCGATTAGTTCTAAACCTTCAGGTGTGATGTCTTGGTATGATAAATCATTCTTTGCCATCCAATATGCAAAGTTAATGATACCAACGCCAATAGGTCTACGCTTTTCTGTAGACAACTGAGCGGCTAGAATAGGATAATTCTGATACGACAGTAGCGCATCTAGACCACGAACAGCAAGGCGACACGCACGTTCAAAATCAGAAGGTGTTTTGATATTGCCCCAATTGATAGCAGACAATGTACATAGCGAGATTTCTCCCTCTGGGTCATTAATGTCTTTAAGTGGCTTAGTGGGCAAGTCAATCTCTGCACATAGATTTGATTGACGAATAGGTGCTACGTCTGGTAAGAAAGCACCGTGGTCATTAGCGTTATCAACATTCTGTAGATAGATACGACCAGTGTTCTTACGCTCTTCCATAAACATAGAGAATAGTTCTGCGGCTTTGATAGTCTTCTTGCGTAAGCGTGTATTACGCTCTGCACGTTCATACAGTTCACGAAACTTATCTTGATCAGCATAGAATGCGTCATACAGACCAGGCACATCACTTGGACTGAATAATGTGATGTCACTACCTGTGATAAGACGTTCATACATTAACTTGTTAAACTGTACTCCATAGTCCATGTGACGCACACGGTTCTCTTCTGTACCTTTGTTGTTCTTTAAGACAAGCATATCTTCAACTTCAAGGTGCCAGATTGGGTAATAAATCGTAGCGGCACCGCCACGAACACCGCCTTGAGAACAAGACTTAGTAGCAGATTGAAAGTGCTTATAGAAAGGAATGATACCTGTGTGAAATGCATCGCCCTTACGAATAGGTGAACCAATCGCACGAATGTTACCACCACCGATACCGATGCCAGCTTTCTGACTTACGTACTTAACAATACTTGATGCAGTAGCATTAATACTATCAAGACTGTCATCAGTCTCAATAAGGACGCACGAACTGAACTGTCGCTGAGGTGTTCGAACACCAGCCATAACAGGAGTAGGCAAGCTAATGTCATGTAGAGAAATAGCATCATAGTAGTCCTTAATCATGTTGAGACGAATGTTTTCAGGATAGTTCTGAAACAAAGTTGCCGCAATCAATACGTAACACATCTGTGGTGTTTCAAAGATTTCACCAGTAACACGGTTCTGCACTAGATACTTACCACGCAATTGCTCCATCGCAACATATGTAAGACCTTCGTCACGATCATGTTTAACAAATGAATTGATCTTGTCCCACTCTTCATCTGTGTAGATATCAATTAACTCTGAATCATAAAAGCCACTATCTGTGTTACGCTGAACAAGTTCTTTTACACTGCAAGGCTCATACTCATTATAAACTTCTTTACGCAGTGCATAGTTAATCAATCGCCCGCCCACATATTGGTAGTTAGGTGTTTCTTCGCTGATTAGATCCGCAGCCGCTTTAATAAGAGTTTCTTGAATTTCTTTTGTAGTAATGCCATTGTAAAATTGAATTTGACTCTTAATTTCAACTTCACTTGGACTCACACCAGTAATATTATCACACGCATGAAATACTACTTTATGCAACTTTTCTATATCTAGTGGTTCTTTGTCGCCACTTCTTTTTGTTACTTGAATCATTTTTGTTCCTATATCTCTCAGTTAATAAATTGTTCGCTCATTGGAAATATCTTAGTGATAGCTTTACCAATCTCACGTGCCAATTCAATATGTTCTAGTTGTGTGCCATGACCAGAACGTAACTCTACGTAATGAATCCAAGATCGGATCGTTCCATTTACATAGAGACGGGATATCGTATTACCTTCAGGCAATACCGCCCGTGCTTGCTCTTTCGCAATACCGTTTTCGATAGCCCAATCATAGACCTCTTTTGCTTTATCGATTACTTCTTGTTGCTTATCATCCCATTGATGAATCAATTCAGTATTCTCAGTAGGTAATGAATTCTGTCTATTACTAGGATCTTGTAGTCGGGCATCACGGAGAACAAATGCATTATCCATGTCTTGAGGATTAGCGTAACGCTGTGAAAACTCTTGAAAAGAAAACGATCTGTGGCGTAAAAATTGCCGAGCGATGTCACGTGTTGTTTCTACTTCCATAGTAGCAGAAGCCATCTCAAAAGGTGACCAGTGTTTCTCACGAATCAGATAGTTCAACAACCTTTCGCTTGTCTCGTTATTCATTTGATTTGAGGGATTTGATACACGTGCGGCGTATGATATAAGGTCTTGCACATCATCGATACCAATAATACCAGAAGGCTGTGTATAACCAATTAGTCTTACTTTCATAAACATTTTCTCCAATAACTCATTTTTAGTTTTCCATCAAGACCAGAATAAGTGTTCATGTCGATAATCATCTGAATATCAACTGCACTAATATCTGATAGTATCATATCATTGATGTCTTTGTCAAGAACATTATTAGGCCACATGCAAACTTTATATCCTCTATCTAGCACTCTTTCCATACGCTCAACAATCTGTGCGTTTCGCGGTTCATTGTCAAAGACAAATACTGCATTCTCTAAATTCTGTAGTCCAGAATCATTGCTATCTGCGCCTGCCATTGCAACAGCGTTGTCAAGAAACAGACTATCAATTGGTCCTTCTACTACGTAATACTTCTTAGTAAAGTCTACGGTATCTAGACCAAAAATTTTAGGCATAGTATCGTCAAGCATAATCGTAATATAACGTATGCTTTCTTGGTCAAAGGCTCTACCTTGATAACCAAATACATTGCCTTTCTTATCAATAAAAGGTAGCACCAGTCTCGGTTTAACGTGCTTCTCTGGCAGTTTGCCTGGGATCAGAGAATTTGTCCATTCTTCAAAACGAGGTGCGTAGTATAATTTATATTGCCGTGCAGCCGGGATCCTTCTTTTATCGACATATTTTTTAACTGGATGCGAAAAATTTAGGCTAGATACTTTTTTAATTTTTAAGAGTGGACTACCCGATTTAGTAAACTTTGGTCTACTTTTGGTTAGTGTATCTAAAGGCTTGATCTTCTCTACTTCTCTAGTCTTGTAGCCTTTCTCAAGGGCAATGTCTACTATATACTCATTATAGAGATTACCATCTACTTGCTTTAGGAAGTTCCGTAGTGACAGGGATGCACCACAGTTATGACAATAGAACAAAGCAGAGTTGTCTTTCTCTAAGATCCAACCCCTGGCTTTTGTTTTACTTTTTTGGGAATCACCACATATAGGACAACGACAGTTTGCTCTATAGGGTGAATTGCTTTTGACTGAGAAGCGTTCTAGCCTAGTTGACAGAATGCCAGAATACTTCAAATCCACAAGATTCATTATTTAATACTCCATAATATATTAAGACTGTTAAGTTAATTATACACAT